GCAGGAAATACAATAAAGATTGCTAAAGATAATACTATCTCTCATTTTGTAGTTCAGAAGAGAGGTCTTGGTTATAACGATGATTCTGAATTAACAATTAATGGTGTTGATTATGATAACTCTGTTATTACTATATCTAAAGATAATGATGGAAAGATTTATTCTTGTGAGATTATTAACAGAACTGGATTATCAGTAACATATGCTCAACCTCCAGCAGTTACAGTTAAGAATGGACCAGGATCTAATCCAGGTGACGCTGCTGCTGTTGTTCCTGTACTTGTAAGAAATGCTGTAACAACTTATACACCACAGAATGTTAAGTCTGTTGGTTGTCAATATGGATCTGGTGGTGCTAATAAATTTAGTGCTGATATTGTAGTTGATGATAGATCCTTCTCAGATATTAAAGATGTAACAGAATATACATTCTTTGGTAGTAATGGATATAATTTCATTGAATCTACAAGTTTCAGTGCAGATGCTTCAAAAGATTTACAACAAGGAGATATAGTTCAATTCTCTGATAGTAATAATGCTTTAGTTCGTGCAATAGTTCAATATGCAACTGAACCTAAAGGTGCTGCTAAAACTAGAGTATATCTAGATACTGTTCTTCCAGCAGATGTAAATAATACAAATATTGTTAGGTTACGTCCTAAAGTAGGTAACACTGCTGCTGGTACATTAATATATCCTACTGGTAGTAAGCAAGTACAGAAAATTTCTGCTGGTGGTAATGATACTAAGATTAAATATTTCTTCCGTAGAGATTTTGTTGCAGAAACCTCCACTGGTGGTGGTTTAATTACTTTTGCTGCACAACTACCTTATGGTACACAAAGATTTACTACTTTCAGTGAAGAAAATTATATAGTAACTGTACTAGATCCAGGTGGTGCTCCAGATATTGCTGCTGGAGATATTGTATATCTCCCACCTGATAGTGTAGAGATTACTTCTGCTACTGATACAGCTAGTGGTTTAACATCTGGTAGTATTACATTACAGTTAGCAGCAAATTACTTTGGTGGAGATCCAAATAGTTATGGAACATTCCCCAAATTAAAATTAACTGCTACTCTTGAAGTTAGCAATGCTAAGCCTAGACTTAAGACATCAGTTAGCAATAAGAGAATTATTGTTCCTTCTTCTGGTGATCGTGTCATTCCTTTCAGAGGAACTGATTATGATACTGAAGTAATTGCAATTACATCTTATGCAGATGCATATAAACTAAGATATGTTTATGAAGGAACTTCATCACAACCACCTGAAGTTGATAGTGCTGGTAATCTCATTGTTGGTACTGACGTTACTAACAGGTTTACCTTCGACAATGGTCAAAGAGATACGATTTACGACGTTTCAAGAATCGTTATTAAACCAGGAGCACAAGCAACAACAGGACAATTAGTAATTGGTTTTGATTACTTTGAACAATCACAAGGTGACTTCTGTACTATTGATAGTTACTTACATGAAGCAGGTGTTCCTGAAGATGAGATACCTACTTTTGATTCTAATGTTCATGGAATGGTTGAACTTAAGAATGTACTTGACTTTAGACCTAAAGTAGATAGTACTGCTATTATTGCTGGTTATCAGGATGTATCTTCTCTAGCAGATACTAGTGGAGCATTCTCTGGTGCTGGTGCTGTTGTTACATCTACTCCTGCTCCAGATAGCAATCTAGAATTTACATTCTCATTTAGTACTGTTCAATACTTAGATCGTATTGATGGTATATTCCTTAATAAGAAAGGTGAGTTTGTTATCAAGCAAGGTAATTCTTCACTTAACCCATCCAAACCAGATCCTATTGCAGATGCGGTTCCTCTATTCTATGCTTATATTCCTGCATATACTAAGACAACTAAAGATGTAAGAATTACTCCTGTTGACAATAAGCGTTATACAATGCGTGACATTGGTAAACTAGAGAAGCGTGTTGAGAGATTAGAGTTCTATACAACTTTAAGTATTCTTGAGCAGCAAGCATTGAATATGCAGATCAAGGATGATATAGGACTTGATAGATTTAAGAGTGGATTCTTTGTTGATAACTTTGAAACACATGGATTAGGTAATCTAAAATCTTTAGATTATCAGTGTGCTATAGATAGTCAACAGTCAGTATTACGTCCACAAGCAAAAGAAGATTCTATATCTTTAGAAGAAGTTAATAATAGAGAAGACCAGAGAGCAGTTTCTGGTTATAAGAAGTCTGGTGATATCATTACACTTCCATACACATCATTATCTTTATTAGGAAATGATTTTGCATCTAAGACAATAAATCCAAATCCATTTGTTGTTCTTCAATATGTTGGAGATAGTGTTATTTCTCCAGCAATAGATCAATGGTATGATCAGGGTATTGAACCATTAATTGTAGATACAAATACTAATCTTTATAGTATATTCCTTGCTAAAGATCATGTTAGTGAGAGTTTCTCTAGTTTATACAATTCATTTGTATGTAACTGGGTTGGAACATCACCATCATTTACTGCTATCAATTCATTAGGTGAAGTTGCTACACAACAAGCTGCTGCTTCTGTTAATTCAGCATCTGTTGCAAGTTCTTCTAATGTAAGTCCTCAGAATAATGAGGTTGGTAAAGGTATTCAAACTAAGACTGTTGATGGAAAGATTGTATCTACTGCACTTCAGTTCTTTGCTAGAAGTCAAGCAATTAAGTTTGTTGTTAATAGATTAAAACCAAATACAAAGATATCTGTATTCTTAGAAGGTAGAAATGTTAATCGTTGGGTTAACCCTGACCTTAGATTTACTGGTACTGCTGGTAACTCACCATCTGCATTTAATGGAGATGTTATTACAGACAATAATGGTAATGCTAGTGGTATAATTTTACTTCCTGCTGGTCAACCACCAAGAGAGAATGCAACTTGGAGTGGTGATGTTGATACTGTATCTTATGATACTGTTGCAGAAGAGATTCGTGTAACAACTGGTGTTAAGACATTTAGATTTACATCTAGTGCTACTGATGCCGATAAGTCAACTGTTGATACATATGCAGAGGTTAAGTACTATGCAACTGGTATTCTTCCAGAGAATCCATCAAGTATTGTTTCTACTAGACCAGCATACTTCAAGGCAAATGAAGGTGTTCAAATAATAGACAATAATACAGATAATCCAGTAAGACCTAATCCTCTTGCTCAGACATTTAAAATTGAGAACTTTGATGGTGGTGTATTTGTAACTGGTGCTGATCTATATTTCAGTAAGAAGAGTAATGACATTCCAGTTAAGGTTTATATTAGTAATGTTGATAGTGATAAACCAGGAAAGAATGTTGTTCCAGGAACAGAAAAAGTTTTAGCACCTAGTACATATCTTAAAGTGTATACTAATGGAAATGTTAGTGTTACTAAAGGAGAAAGTGCAACTGGTGCAAGTTCTGCTGCTAGTGGTCCTATTCAAAAAGTAATTGATAAGAATGGAGTTGATCTAGTTGCTACTGCATCTGGTGTTTATACATTAACGAATGAGCAATGTTATACTCTTGTTCTTAGTAACCATAATGGTAAATCATTTAAGCAGAATGAAGATCTAACTATTCCTTCAGTTACATTAGCAAATAATACTAATGCTACTGAATTAAAATTAACTATTGCTAAGGATAGTGGTAAGTTATCTGATATTAAGGTAACTGCCGTTGGTCAGAATTATGATAGTGCTCTATTAACTATTGAGAGTCCTCAATTACCTGGTGGATCTACTGCTACTGCAAGTATATTTGTATCAGGAGGTAAAGTTTATAATACAGAAGTACTACTTACAGGTTATGGATATACCGAAGCACCTTCAGTTGTTGTTAAAGGTATTGGTAATGGAGCAGGTGGTTGTGAAATAACAACTGCTATTGAAATAGATACTCCTGCTGTAAGAATGGGTGTAGCAACAGATCAAACTGGTGTTACTAATTCAACAATACCAACATACTTTACATTTGATTACCCAGTATATCTACAAAATGATACTGAGTATGCTATTGCAGTTGAAACAGATTCTATAGATTATGAGTTATGGGCATCCAAACTAGGTGATACTGATGTTTCTACAAGTACAGTTATTACTTCTCAACCATCATTGGGTTCTGTATACAAATCTCAAAACGTAGATAACTGGACAGAAGATATATTTGAAGATCTTAAGTTTAAGTTATATCGTGCTGAGTTTAGTATTACTAGACCAGCAGAGTTGTTACTTAAGAATGGTAATCTAGGATATACATTACTAAGTGAAAATCCATTTGAAACTAATGCTAGTGCTGCAACTTCAGCAACTTCTAAGTTATTTAAAAATAACAATAAGATTATCAAAGTTAATCATAGAGATAATGGTTTTGAAGATACTGGAAAATCATATGTATTCTATAGGTCTGC